GGCGAGTGCCACCTATTGACCATACATTCGCGGATGACCGTGCCCGAAGGCCCGCTGGTGCTGGACATTGAGTTCGTGCCGCCAAGTCGTAACCGGCGTGACGATGACAACTGCCTGGCCGCGTTCAAGTCCGGCCGCGATGGAATAGCCGCGGCGCTCGGCATCGACGATTCGCGCTTCTCTACCAAATTCAAGCTGGCAAAAGACCCTGTGAAGGGCGGAATGGTTCGGGTTCGGATATACGGGGAGCAAGCATGAGCATCTACAGAGACGCAGGCCATTGCATAGCGCGGGTAATGAGCATCGAGACCAACGATGGCACGGCCAAGTCGGGCTGGCAGATGCGGTATCAAGCCGGCTTCCCTGAGACGCGCGGTGAAGGCTCTGGCCTGAGTGCAGAGGAACGGCTAACGCAGGACGCCATGACGCGGGGAATGCTGCACAGGGAGCTGACAGAGCTGCAATGGAACGTGCTGGTGGCCAAGTACAGCATCAATGACCTTGAGGTAGCTGAGGCGGTGCGGTGGCTGATACCCCGCGTGGAGTCGCCAGCGCACCGGCTATTCGTTACCAAGGCCGTGACAGCGTGGGCGGTACCTAAGCGCTTGCCAGAAGCGTTTTATGTGCTGCATAGCTGGGATAATGACGGTACGCCGGAGAGTACGTTGCGTCGTTGGCGTGGAGGTGTCGGTAAGTGGCTAGGTATCAATATCGATTCAGCATTCAAGGAAGTGGAGCAGCTGCTGAAAGAGACCGGGCTGGCTAGCGAGGCTGCAGCATGACGATCACGCAGGCAAGGCTTAAAGAGTCACTGTTTTACAGTCCAGTAGTCGGTGTCTTTGAATGGCGACGGCCTGGTCGCAGAGTGCGGAGAGGTTTTCTGGCTGGCGGCGTGAACGGGAATGGCTATATCCGCGTGCGAGTTGACGGAAGATCTTACCCTGCACATAAGCTGGCCTGGCTTTATATGACAGGCGAATATCCGTCCGGGGTGCTTGACCATATCGACGGAGACAGATCGAATAATGCATTCAATAATCTTCGTCTCGCAACGTGCGCACAGAATAGCCACAACATGAGGCTTCATAGAACCTCAACCACAGGGGTAAAAGGCGTAACAATGGTGCGCGGCAAGTATGAGGCATCCATCCGAAAGAACGGCGTATATGCGTTCCGCAAGACATTTGAGACGCTTGAAGAGGCGGAAGAAGCTATCAGGGTGAAAAGAGAAGAGCTGCACGGCGAGTTTGCTAACCACGGCTTGCACAAGTATGAGCAAGAAGAGCTTGCAAATCTCTAATCGAATGATCACTATGGATACCAATCTGCGGTTTTGCCGCTCTGAAGAACCCGTCCATTGAGGCGGGTTTTTTTATGCCCGAATTTCAGCGCTCCTTGCCTGACCCCATCAGGCCTTTTTATTCCAGTTTTCCAGTCATGCCACGGCGCCTTTGCTCCCCGGCGGGTTAGCTCGTGGCCGTGACTGGGGATTCAACAATTGCGCTACCAAGTCCAAGGACGGCTCACTAATGGGCCAAGCCCCGGAATCTACCACTATGAGGAATCAATCTATGAGCGAGCCGGCATCAACAGCGCTGGCTGGCTTTGGTCTAACCAAGATCGCTGGCTTCTTCTTCGGCGCTACCTTCGCGGCCATTGTCGTAATGGCCATGACCCAGCCCAAGAGCACGCGTGAGTGGGTAGTCGCCCTGATCTGTACTGTCATCGCTTCGGTGTGTGGCGGTGCCTTCGTTGTGCAGTGGCTCGACCTGCACGCATGGGCAGAGGTATGGCATGGCTCTGTTGCGCTGGCTGGCCTGCACTTCGTCTGCGGCCTTCCCGCCTGGGTATTCGTGCGCGCATGGTTCGCATATGCGGATAAGCGTCAGACTATGACCCTGATCGACATGATCAAAGAGATACGTGAGGCGCTGGGGCGGTAATGGCTACTCGCAACCTGACCCAGAAGCAAGAGGCTTTTTGTCTCGCTTACCTAAAGTGCGGCAATGCGAGCGAGGCTTATCGGCTGAGCTACAAGGCTGGAAACATGAAGCCGGAGACAGTAAACCGCACAGCCAAAGAGCTTTTGGATAACCCCAAGATTGCCGCAAGGCTGGCAGAGTTGAATCAAGCCGCTGTTTCTGATGCCGTCATGACCCGCCAAGAGGCACTGGAGCGGCTTTCCAGCTTCGCCCGTACAGACCTTGCTGATCTGGTCGATTTCGGCTCCTACGAGATAGGAGAGCAGGACGGTCAGCCGGTTATTCAGGCCGCATGGAAGATCAAAGATTCCGTACTGCAAGACCCGGCGAAGATGGCGGCTATCTCTGAGCTGGCAGCAGGAAGGGACGGCATCAAGGTTAAGACCCACTCACCGCTCCAGGCATTGCAGCAGCTCGCGAAGATGCAGGGGTGGGAGTCGGCTACCAAGCATGAGCTATCTGGTCCTGACGGCGGGCCTGTACCGAATTCGCCGACAGTGATTGAACTGGTGGCCCCAAATGTCAAAGGCAAGCATTGAGCTACCACCAAAGCTGATACCAGTATTCAGCGGCCCTGCCCGATACAGGGGCGCGAAGGGCGGCAGGGGTAGCGCCAAGACTCGCAGCTTTGCATTGATGACCGCTGTTCGCGCTTATATGTTCGCCGAGGCCGGTGTATCGGGCCAGATACTCTGCGGCCGCGAGTACATGAACAGCCTGGAAGACTCTTCAATGGAAGAGATTAAACAGGCCATCAAGTCGGTCTCCTGGCTGGATGCATATTTCGAGATCGGCGAGAAGTTCATCAGGTCTAAGAATCGCCGGGTCTGGTACACGTTTTCAGGTCTTCGCCACAACCTGGACAGCATAAAATCCAAGGCGCGCATTCTCATTGCATGGGTCGATGAGGCCGAAAGCGTCAGTGAGATTGCATGGCAGAAGTTGCTGCCCACGGTCCGCGAGACTGATTCCGAGGTGTGGGTAACGTGGAACCCTGAAAAGGACGGTAGCCCGACCGATCAGCGATTCTGGAAGAGCCTGCCAGCCGAAGGCAAGGTGGTTGAGCTCAACTACTCCGACAACCCATGGTTTCCCGAGGTTCTGAATCAAGAGCGGCTGAACGATCAGGCCGCACTGGATGACCAGACATATGCATGGATATGGGATGGAGCGTATCGCGAGAACAGCGAAGCGCAGATCCTGTCCGGCAAGTACCGAGTTGCAGACTTTGAGCCGCAGAAGTCCTGGGACGGCCCTTATTACGGTCTCGACTGGGGCTTTTCTCAAGACCCGACAGCAGGTGTAAAGCTCTGGATACACGATCAGCGCCTTTATGTAGAGCATGAGGCTGGCAAGGTAGGGCTAGAAAACGACGATATAGCCAAATACATGATTCAGCGCTTGCCGGGTATTGAAGGCCATGCGGTACGCGCTGACTCGGCAAGGCCGGAGACCATAAGTCACGCTAGGAGCAAGGGACGAGACGGCGGCCGCGCCAACCTGCCGAGAATCGTAGGTGTTGATAAGTGGAAGGGTAGCGTAGAGGACGGCATAGCTCATCTGCGCAGCTACCAAGAGATCATCATTCATTCGCGCTGCAAAGAAACTCTGCGCGAAGCCAGGCTTTACAGCTACAAGGTTGACCGCCTGACCGGCGACGTACTAACGGACATCGTGGACAAGCACAACCACTACATGGACGCCACACGATACGCCCTAGGCCCGCTGATTAAGCGAAGGTCATACACTCTATCCAATCTGTGAGCACCCCATGGGCAGCATAAGCTACATCAAAGACAAGCTGGTCAATCTGGTTGCCAACTTGGGCACCGACCGCGACAAGGCTAGCCATAGCATGTACGCGCCGCCATTTGTGGATGATGTGCAGCTGATGAACGCCTACCGTGGTGCATGGCTGCCGCGCAAGATCGTCAACATACCTGCCTTGGATGCATGCCGTAACTGGCGGGAATGGCAGGCAGCGTCAGATCAGATTACAAAGATAGAGGCCGTAGAGAAGCGCCTGGGCCTGCAAGCGAAGGTGCTGGATGCGCTGAAAAAGGCGCGGCTATTCGGAGGCGCTGCGATCTATATCGGCACAGGCGACAGCGACCCGTCCAAGCCTATGCGCGAGAATGCGCCAATCAAGCACCTAACCGTGCTGACTAAGCGCCAACTTTCACCCGGTGAGCGCGTAACGGACCCCGAATCTGACCGTTTCAATCAGCCAGCCTATTACACCATTGCCAATTCGGCGCAGGAGGTTCACCCCTCTCGGCTTGTGATCTTCATTGGCGCCGGAATCCCCGATGATGACTTGGTTGTGGAGCAGTACGGATGGGGTGACTCGGTCCTGACTGCGATATTTCAAGCCATCCAGCAA